CGGACCCGGATTTTCTCCAGCGCGCGGGTTATGACTTGCCGACAGGTCGCCATGCGTCGCCCCTCGTTTCGGACCTAGCAACCGCCGGGGCAATCACTCACCCCGGCGGCGCTTGGCGTTAGGCAGGGACGTAAAGGACGCACACCCAAAGCACGCCCGTTCCGCCAGCGTTGGCGACGGCGTTGACCGTGCCGATGATGACGGTCTCCGAAGACACCGACACAGGGCCGGACTTCAGCGTGCCGTTCAGGGTGTAGAGGATCGACGCCTCGGGCTTCACGTCCGTGGTGGCGTCGCCGGTCAAGACGCCGAAGTTGCCGAACGCATCGGGGTCCGTAGAGGTGCCGATGTCGATGTCCAGCGTCTCGGTGCCGGTGTCGATGTCCTCGCCACGGAACCAGCCGCCGAGAATGACCGAGCCCGCCGGAACGCGGCAGAACTCAATCACGTCAGCGATGGTCGGGTTGGCGGCGAGGGCGTAGGAACCGTACGCGGCCTGAACTACGCCGTTACCCGCAAAGAGGGTAGCCGGAACCGTCGCCAGCGCGCGAGAGCTAGTCAGAGTTGCCATGTGAAAAATCAGGGGGCCGAAGCCCCCTGCCTCAATTCAGGTTGATGGGATTAGCTGTCGGCGGCGGCGGCGTAGAGGCCGAGGACCATGCCGTGCTGCTTGCCGTTGTAGGCCATCTTCTTGACGCCGCGCAGTTCCTCGATGGCGACACCGGGACGGAACCCGTAGTCCTTGGTCGAGTCCGTCTTCGGAACCGGCATCTGCCCCCAGGCCACGCCCACGGCCTGCTGGCCGCAGAGGAAGACCGGGCGAACGTCAACCGTGCCGCCGGCGCCCGCGTTGTTCAGCGTGTAAGCCGTGCCGCCGTTGGCCGCGATGGTGTCGATCTCGGGCACTTCACGGTGAATGATGCCGTCATAGATCAGGTCACCGTCTTGGAACAACGGGTTCGCCTCAACGTCACGCGGGCGGGCCTCGCGGTTGGCCTGCGTCATGGTCGAGTCCAGCTTCAGGTCGCGGAACGTGCGCGCGCCGTGGAACGCCACGAAATACTCGCGCCCGTCACCCGTCTTGTAAGGACGGATCGCCGGGGAGGCGAGCTTCGCAACGCGCTTCAGCAGGCTCATGTTCGCAGCCGTGGCCTTGTCGTCGGTCGTGTCCAGCGTCGCGGTCATGGTCGCCCAGGTCGCGGAGTAGTTGGACAGGAGCTTACCCGCGACGATGCGGTCGGAGTTGGCCGCAGCGAAGGCGTTCCGGTTGGCCGCCGAGGATGACGCCAGGTTAACCGTGGTCGAACCCGTCGTGACCACCGAAAGCATAGCCCGGATCACGTCGTCGCGCATCTGCTCCGCCGACCACTGCTTCAGCATCGAGCGAGCGGCGCCCAGCAGGTCGATCTCGGTCTTGTACGAGGTCGATTTCGGAACGCGGACGCCGTTGCGGAGCCAGTCGATGGAGATGTCGCAGTTGTAGTTGCCGAGGTCTTCCTCGGCCCCGTCCAGAACCGCCGAACCCGTCACGCCGGCATTTGCCAGCTTGAGGATCAGGGGAACATTGACGGTCTTTCCGGCCTGCTCCTGAAGCTCATAGAGCGACACGATGATCGAGGTCGGATCACGCCCCATGTACGGCTTGAAGCCGGACTCGCGGACGTACTCTTCAAAGTAGTTCTTGCGCCAAACCTGCTTCTCAGAAGCGGTGGCGAGGGTCACTTCGGCCATTGTCTTTTACCTTATGGCGGAGGCGAACAACGACTCGTCGTCAAGCGGGACTTCACCCGGCTTGTAGCTGCCCGCCGAGGGTACGGAGGCGAGCGAACGAGGCGGTGTTGGCGGTTGGGGGATGGCCGCGACGGGCGCGGCGGGGTTGTGGGGCGTCGGCGCGGCTTGGCCGCCGGCAAACGCCAGGAAACGGTCGATCAGCCCCGGATCGGAAAGCCTGGTAAGCACTTGATCGCGCTTCCATGCTTCAATCGCAAAGCCGTAAGGGTCACGCTGCATCGCGGACTGCTGGCGAAAGATCGGGTCAGCTTCGGCGCGTTCGAAGGCCCAGGCGCGAGCCTGTTCCACCGTATCCGCACCGTGCCGGGCCTCGGCAAGTTGCCGAGACCAATCGGCCCGTTCCGCCGTGAGTTGGGCTTCCTGCCATCCCTGATATGCTTCGAAGTCCTCGTAAGGATCGGGCATCGGGGGCGGGGGCTGCGCGGCCTGTTGCTTGAACGTCTGAAGCTCCTTGCGAAGCTCCTGCACCACGCCGATGGGGACGAACCCTTCGGGCGGCTTGGCGTGTTCGGCGACGGTGGCCGGTTGGACCGCTTCCGACGTGGGCGTCGGGGTTTGCGGTTGAGGTGCGGGCTCTTGGCCCCCAGCCTCTTTCGGCAGAAACTTCCCATCCGGTCCACGCGGGCGAATGTCGCCGGTCGCGGCTTCGGTGGGCGGCTCCGGTGTCGGGGCCGGTTCCTGCACAGGCGCAGCGGTTTGATCGGGCGCGAGCCCGTCAAGGAAGTCCTCGTCTTGCATAGTGGTTCCCTTCGCCCGATACGTCGGCGGCACGTCAGGGCCTAAGCCCTCGCCCGATCAGCGGCGGCCTGTCGTGGGATTACGCCCCCACAAACGGCGAAGCGCCCGGATACCCCGGCGGCGGGTTCTGAGCCGCGATCAAGGCGTTGGCGGCCTCGATTTGCGGCTTCAGCATCTCGTTCTGAGCCTTGGCGCCCGTTAGCGCGGCCTCGGCTTCGGTCTTGGAAATCTCGGCAATCATGCCCCGCTCGGCCATCTGCTGACGCGGGTCCGGCGCGGACTGCGCTTGCGCGGCCTGCTCTTGGCGGGCCTTGCGGCGCTCGATCACCTGCCGCTTGTTCGGCATGGTCGAGGTTTCCAGAATGTCTTCGAACGGCACTTCCTGCGGGCCGTACATCTTCGCCAGTTCCGTAAGCATCTGGAACTGCTCTTGTTGAATGTTCACCGTGTCCGGCACACTGTCGATGGTGATATCCACGTCCAGCTCGGCCAGGCGGTTCTTGTAGCCCAACACCACCTGCTGCCCGGTCATCGGATCAAACCCGACTTCCGGCTGGTTGACGCCGATGAACTCCGGCGCGCCCTCGTCATCCGTGATCCGCACATACATCGGCGCAGTCCAGAACTGACGCGCTCGAACCCACATCTGCCGATAGACGCGAAGCTCCCAATCCTCGATGCCCGAGAAGACAATCGCCTGCTCAGTGAGCCCCGCTTGCTGGCGCACAAGCTGCGCCCGGCCCGATGCGTCCGCTCCCTGCCGGCCAAGCACCGCCGGGTTCGGCCCCATGCGCTCGATCTCCGCGATGCTTTGCTGCATCAGCGAGATTTGACCCTGAAGCACGTCGCTGTTCGTGATGATCTGCCAGCCCGAGGGCAACACGCCATCCGGGCGCGCCGCTTCGGCCCTCACCACGTCGAGGTCGCCCATCCCCATGCCCGGCTGCGATTCCTGCACCTGGCGGGTATTGAGCATGTGCAGCGCCTTGGACCGGCGCTTGTTGATCTCGTCCTGCAAAGGCCGCATGTCGCGGACAATGCCGTAGCGGTTATTCTCACGGTCGATGAAGCACGAGACCGCTTCAATCGGGCAACCAGGGCGGCCCTTCTCGTCCAGATAGACGCTCTCGCCGGACTCAAGGATGCCAGAGGCGTGGAAGTAGCAGCGATACCACTTGCCGCCCTCTTCGTGGTAAAGCTCAATCGTCAGGACGCGGCGCTTCTTCTTGTCCGCCCACGTCGTCTGGGCGTCCTTGGGCCGGTCATCGAACATATCGTCAACCGCGAACGGAGCGGTATTCAGCGCGGCCTCTAGTTCCACCTCCTTGCCGGGGAACTTGCGCTTTAGGTCGTCAACCCATTGCCACTTCATGATGCCCATGTAGCGGGCGTCCTTGAAGTCCTCGCGGCGGGCGCGCGGGTCGTAGATGAACTCTTCCCACCGCACCTGGTCGACGGTGATGTTCTGGTCATCCGGGTCCACGCCGATCAGGCAAGCCCCGGTTCCGGGCGTCAGGTAGTCCTTGGCGACCTTGATGCGCAGGTCATCAAACCGCGCCTTGTCGGCAATAAACCGCAGCGTCTTTGACGCCACGTCCGCCGAGTCCTCGTCCTGCGGGTTGCGCGGATAGGCGCGCGGGTCGGTCTCGCCTTGCTTCAGAACGCCCAACGTCCCCAGGACCGCCGGGCGCACGCGATTGAACACCACGTCAGGTTGCTTGCGCTTGCGAAGCGCCGCCTTCTCGGTGTCGGTTAGCTGGTTGCCGTCCAGATAGTCGATGTCAATGGTCGAGTTGCGGCGCCCGTCGTAGGTCAGGCTCTGAAAGTCCTCGACCATGCGCTTGAGGGCGGCAAGGTCGGGCTTGTAGCCTTCGTCGGCGGTCACGCGACTTTCCATCCGTCCGCCTCCCCTCTTGCACGGCCCCAAAGGTCGGGCGGATCACTTGATGGCGGCGGCGCGACCTTGGGCCGAACACGCCGCAACGCCTCCAGCGCGTAGCGGAGGGCGTCAATCGTGTGGTTGTCCTTGTCCTCCAGCACCGGGAGAACTTCGTCCGTCAGCGGGTCTTGCTTGTAGGCGTAGAGCCCAAGCTCGCTTTCGACGTGGCGGCATCGCGGGTGAACCACGATGTCGAAGGACTTCAAAAACTCGATGCCGTCTTCCAGGCTTCCCGCGCCCTTGAGCGCCGGCACAATCTTGAACCCCGCCCGGCGCATGTAACTGACCGTCTCGGGTCGGGCGCTGTCCGCTGTGACCGTCCAATTGCGAGAGCCGTCGATGGTGTCGAACAGCGCAGGCGTGTGGTCGATCTCGCAACCAACCTTCCACGCCTCCTGATCCACAAAGAGCGTTCGGCCCTTGAGGTAGCACCGCACCAGAACAGTCGGATCGGTCGCAAAGCCCCAGTCGGCCCCGAACCTGAACTCGGCATCCGAAGGCGTCTCGAACGCCTCCACGGTCCAGTTGCGGAACACCCTGGCCTCTGCGTTGCGGGTGTAGCCGCCTAGCCAGACGTGCTGGTATTTGTCTGGGTCGCGGCGGCGGTCATATTCCGCCTCGGCCTTCAGCACGTCGGGAAAGAACGGGTTATCGACGTAATTGACCTGGCGCACGATGCTTCCGGGCGGTGGTCCGTTCGGCCCCCGGAACATCACATCAACCGGGTCCGTGTCGTGCAGCGGGTTCCATTCCGCCCAAATCTCAGAGCCGGGCTTGCGGACGGTCGGGATGAGCAAATCCCATGACCGCTGGGCAACCTTGTTGGCCTCCATGACCAGCGCGAGGTCTAGACCTTCCGTTGACTTGATCGCGTCGGGGTTGGTCCGAAGCCCGTTGAACAGGAACAGCGAGCCGTTCTTGCCCCTGATCTCGGTGTCCGTGCTTTCGAAGAACCCCGAAAGCCCGTTCTCCTCGATCTTGTCGTCCAGCAGCCGCTTGGCGCTGTCTCGGATCGACCGTTGAATCTCCCGATAGACGCCGATCCGCAAAGGACGTTGCGCCGCCTTGATCACCGCCGCCGAGCAGAAGCTGTGCGACTTGGCCGAACCCCGCCCACCGTAAGCCGCGCGATACCGCACCGCCTGGCCGTCGTCTGCCTTGTCCGCGAACAGGAAGCGAAACGCCTCCGGAAACCTAACCCTTGCCAACGAACTCGACGTGAACGCTCGGGATGATCGGTTGGCCGTCAGGCCCGGTTAGCGTGGTGTTGGACTTGTCGATCACCAAACCGTTCAGCTTGGCGGCATCCATGAGGGCGGCGCGGGCGACACTCAGCATCGGCGCATCTTCCTTGGTCTCGCCCTTTGCGGCGATGTTCAGCAGGCGTTCAGTGATATTGGCGACCGTGATTTCGGTTCGGATGGCCGCCCGGTTCTGGATTTCCGCCACGCGCGCTTGAACGTTGACGTTTGTTGACAGGCGAGACGCTGCGGTCCTGTCGCCCTTGTAGCCCGCCTCTTTGTAGGCTTCCTCTTGGGTCTTGCCCTTTGCGAGTTCCTGGGCAAAGCGTTCGTGGCGGGCGTTGTCTAGCGTTGGCATTGCCTCGCCCTAGTTAACCGTCGCCCCTTGGCGCTCGCGTGCGGAAGCTATCTCGGCCAGAGCGCGCATGTTGGCGGCGTAGACTTCCGATGCGATGTGGGCGTGTTCGATGCAGAACGCCTCGGCGTCGTCTAGCTCGGCTTCGGTCAGTGTGCTGATAGGCTTGCCGGCGTAGGTCATGGGAACCCCCTGACCGATGGCCCGGCGCGGACGCGCTGCGGGCTTTAGGGTTTTGTTGTGTTGTTCGGGGGCGGTGTCAATAGCTACGCCGCGCGCTTCACACCCGCCCGCATCAATTCGAGCGCATCGACAAGCCGCGTCTGCACCACGAGGGCCGCCTTCTCGGTTCCCGCGAACTGGCGCGGCGTGAGACCTATGCCCGCAATCGCCACCAGAGCGCCCCACAGGGCCGGCACGGCTTCGATGTGGCCCGACATAGCCCGGAGTCTGCGTTGCGCCACCACGCGGGCCTGTGCGGCGACCAGGGCCGATCCTGTAGGGTCACCGCCTCCGCCGATGCTGTCGTTGATACAGGATCGAAGCGGGGGGTCTCCGTAGGCTTGACGGTAGAGGTCTCCCCATGCCTCTCCGATCTGGGCAAGCTCGGTTGTGAGCACCTTGCGGCTGACGAGGTAGGCCAGGCCGTTGAGCCGACGCACGGGCTTCTGGCGCTCGCCCGGTCGTTGCTTCGGACGCTCAAACGCTTCCCCCCTGCCCTCGGCAAGCGCGACGGTTTCTTCAACTCCGGTTGACACCTCCAGAGCCTCGGCCTTGGCGCGTTCCCGTTCGGCCTGGCGGACGAGGTTTGCGCGGGTGCGGGCGTGGTGGGCCTTGGCGACCGAGGCAAAGGCGCGGCTCTTGGCGGTTCGGGCCATCCTGCTTGCTCCTTGTCAAAATGGAATCTCGTCGCCGTCCTTCACCCAGGCGCGGCTGAACGAGCCTTGAAACTTGGAACCGGGAAACACGCGCTTTGCTTCGACCAGCGTCGGGGGCAGGGCGTCGATGATATTGCCAATCTCGCGGGCCGTATAGACCGAAACGAACCGACCGGACGCCTCAACGTCCGCGACCTCGGCGTCAGTTCGGACCAGGGCGGCGACGGTCCCATTGGCGAGCGGTATCTCCCACACCCACGGCTTCACGGGTCTGTGGCCGGCGTCGGTGGCGGCCTGCGATAGCGCGGCCCACGCCCGCTTCATGGCGCCCGCCTGCTTCTCGACATCATCCAGCATGGCGCGCGTCAACGTGTCCGCCGCCCAGGCCGCCTGATAGGCTTCCGACCACTTGACCTTCTGCCGATAGAGCTTGGCCCGCAGGTCGTCGGATACCAGCATCGGGAGGCGTTCAAACCCCCATTCCGTCTCCGCTTCGGATCGGGCGTTTTCGACGCCTTCGAAAATGGCCTGAAGGGTTCCGGCGTCAGATGGTGATGGCATGGCTATGGTTCTCCGCTGACTTAGGTGGCGATGCCGCGTAGCGGCGGCAGCGCCGCAAAACCCTTAAAACGCGCGCGCGCGTACGCGCGACCCCTAAGCGTTTGTCTTTGTTCGTTAATTTGTGGGCGTACGCCCACATTGTGGCGGTGTGGCGTACGCCCACATTTTTCGTAAGCATTTCAAAGACATGACGTGTGGCGGTAAAATCACCGCCCACATCACCGCCCACATGAGTTAGCGTCTTGTTCACGGTCATTCGCCCGACCTTGAGGTGCGGTAGCCGCGCTTGTCGCGGCCTTTGGCGAGGCTGATAACCGCGTCATCCGTGATCAATTCACGCAGGGCCTGGCGCGATACAGAGGGGCTGAAACCGGCCTTCATCATGTCCGCCGGCAGGGCCTTGAAGATAT